CCCAGATCGCGGCCCTGCCCAATAACCAAAGTCCCGACGTTGGCCGTTCCGCCAGGATCGCCAAGGATGACTGTAATCGTCATATCGGCATAGATTGGCAGGTCGGTAACGATTAAATCACCGCGCCGGATGATGGCCTCAAAAAAGTAATCATACCAATTGGTGACGCCGGAATCGGAAACCATTTCAAATGTGCGATTATAGACTTCGCCCTCAACCAAAGTGGTGGCGATGATCTGGATTTGCGAGGCGACCACGTTAAGCACCGCCACACTATCGGCCCTTCCCGTTATGTCGGCTGTGATGGTGATGCTGTCGCCGTTATTTGTCAGGCTGGTGTTGGACTGGTCGAACATACGCCAGCGGTTGTTAAATCCCAGATCGAGCCATTTGGTCGCGTCGGTCAGCGCATTGCCCAGATTGGCATTGGCAAGGCTTTCGTATTCGTGGTGCGCCGTCGCATCAATAACAACATCGCCAAGGCTATAGGATGTGCCGCCCGCATATTCGGCGTATGTGGTCGCCAGGTATAGCCATTGCGTAGGCGAAGATGCAGGTGTGTTCCCGGTGTTTGAACCGACGCGGCTTTTGTAAACCAATGCGGTCGTTCCGGTGAACACGCTCACCAGATCGTCTGCCGCGTAGGTCGTTCCGGCATTATAGGCAGCGGGCGCTACTTCGGGCACGTTGCTGGCAGTCAAGTCAAAGTTGGCTGCATCGGTGGGTCGAACTATTCTCATGATGTCACCACATTCAAAGGAGTATCCGCATCGGTGCGGACTAGGAGGCCGTCACCGTCGAAGCGGGTCCACAGGCGCAGGAGCGTTGCATTTTGCTCGGTGATCTTTGTACTCTGGGCTTGGCTATCTGCCCGCAGCGCCCTGATCTCTGCCAGCATATCGGCGGTATTGGCATCGGGCGCGGCGGGTGGCGCAATGCCAGCGGGTGCGCCGACTGTGGGGTTGACAATCGCCTGGATGCCTGCGTCGATATTGGCCAGCAGCAAAACCGAATTGTTGAGCGCGTCAAGCTGTAGTTGAGCATAGTCCGCAGTTTCTTCTGCCGCGAATATCCCGCTATCGACAGCACGGGCAACGGCGGCAACATCGCGCAGATATTGCTGCGAGGTTGATGCATTGTTGCGCGCCGCGTCAAGGAATGTCCGGCTAACGCCCTCAAGGCTTCCGAGAGCGTTGGCATTACCGCCCGATGCCAGCGTTGCGGTGGTTACAAATGCCGCCCGTGCCGCTGCATAGGCGTTCGCGCCCTGCAGGTCGTTCTGGAATAGGGTGGCGCGATACTTGCGCAGCGATTCCGCAAACTTGGTGAACTGCTCGATGGTCGAATTAAACCCGGCGATAAGAGCCTTGTTTGCGGTTTCGGCATAGGTGGCCACCTTGTCGAAGGCTGGCGCGATATTGAGCAGGGCTGCATAAAGTTCGCGGCCTGCCGTGGTGGTAAGGTCAAGGCCGATCACCGCCGCCTTGAATTGCTCGCGGGTGTCAATTCCGCTTAGACCGAGGCGGGCAAATTCTTCCTGCAATGCCGATACGATAGGGGCGATCTGTTCGGCTTCGGACAGGAAGTTTTCACGAAAGAAGCTGGTCTGTTCGGCAAATTCATCAAGCGAGCCGAACAGGTCAATCAATTCTTCGCGGGCGGCAACCGATGCAGCGCCAACAGCACCGAAGGTCTTGCCGATTGAACGCAGCGCGATGTCAACCGTCAGGTAATCACGGGCAAGGCGGGCCAGCGTTTCAAACAGCCCTTCACCGACCTTCTGGAATGCCTCAATGCCGGGGATGGCTGCGCGGGCCATATCGTCCCCAAGTTTGGAGAATACCGCTTCAAGCTGTTCCTGAATTTCGGAGCCGGTAAGGTCTTTGACGCTAATCTTGCCGATGTTGACTGTGAAGGCGTCCAGTGCCGCGCCAGCGCCTTCGATGCCAAGGATGCCAGCGGCTTCGACAATACCGTTGCGCAGCGAGCCGACGAGTAGGCCGACCTGGCGTTCAAGGTCGTTATCCAATTCGCCGGTGGTGGTTGAAGTGCTGGTTTTGGTGCCAAGGCTAATGCCAAACAGCTTTTTCTTCTTTGCCGTTTCAACTTCCTGATAGGTATTGCCGGTGATGCCATTGGCGGCGATCTGTGCAACTGTCGCGGCGTTAAAGGTCAAGCCCTGGTCGACCAGCGTCCGTGTGACTTTGGTGCTGAAAACGAACTTTCCGACAGCGCCCACTATATCGCCAAGAATAGGAATCTGCGAGAGAATCACGCCAAACAGGCCAATTGCCGGTGAAAGGGCAAGCAGTGCGCCGGTCAGCAGATTGCCCGGTCCCTTGCTACTGCTACCCAAGCCGAGGCCGGATTGATCGAACGAACCGCCTGACAAGCCGAGTTGCTTGGCAAGAAGCGAAGCGAGCGAACCGATGTTGTTTTCGATAGCGCGAAGCGAGCGAACCATCTGGTTAGAATACTCAAGATCGCGGTTGCTGTTGCTGGCCATGATATCAAGCGCGGCGGTAATGCTGTTGGATTTGGCATCACCATCGCCTAGTACCGAGCCGGTGCCCGCCGCGTCCTGTAAGTCCTGCGCTGAGGGTACGCTTGAACTGCCGCCGCCGCCAGAGAAGCCGAGGCCAGCCATCACCGCGAGCATGGCCGCAACCACCGGAAAGGCGAACGGGCCGAGGCTGGAAAACATCTTGGATGCACCTGCCGCTACGTTTTTGATTGTGTTGACCGCCTGGACGGCAGCGTAAGCCTTCTCCGCCGCTCCGAGAATTTGATAACCGGTGCTCTGCTCCTTAAAGAGTGATTTGGTTGCGCCAATCAATGCAAAGGTTTCGTTAACCTCTAACTTCTTCTTGGCGCTGGTTGCGCTGGCGATCTTGATTTGATCCCCGCCAGCGGCCTTGATTGCCCTAGCATATTCGGATTGACCCGCGCTCAAGCGCGCCATGCTGTCAACCATGCCATTTAGCGCATCCCCAGCCGATCCAAAGGCCGCGCCGAAGTCAATTTCGCCCGCTATGCTCTGTAATTCACGCATCGCCTCAGCGAAGTCCTCAGCCGCAATCTTGTCGCGGGCAAGTATGCTCCCCCCGTTAATTAGGGCTTGGTTTGTAGTGTAATAATCGAGCCAAAGGGCATTAACATCGGTCAAGCCCTTGGCAAGTAGATCGGCCTTGAATGCCTCTTCTCCGGTGGATAGTGCCGAAAGCTTCTGTTGCTGTGCCTTGTCGATAAGCGCAACGCCGGTCAGGCCGAGCAGTGCCAATTCATCACGCAGGGGCTGCAGTGTCTTGCGGTCATAGTCATCGCGGGCGGTTAAAGCCTTAGCTGCGGCTTCCTTCGCCAGCGCGGCTTCCCGTGCTGCGGAGAGTTCTTCAATATTCTGGCGCTGCGTGTCTGTCGCTGCGGCCTCTTTCATCCTGGCGATTTCGAGGGCGCGCAACTGGACCGGAGTTTTGCCGATCTTCTGGATTTCAAGTTCCAGACCTTCAATGTAGCGGTCGGTTGACTTGAACGCCTGCTCGTAAGCCCGCTGCGCATCGCTGATTGTTTCCTTGCGCTTCTTGTGGCCATTGTTGCTCTTCTTGAGCGCGGCTTCCTCTGCCTCCAAGACTGTCCGCGCATTGCGAACACCGGACGCAAAAGCGTCTATATCACCAGTCTTGCGTAGTTCGGAATTTAGCTTGTCCATCGTGCGATTGAACCGCCCGGTCGCTGCGGCGTTCTTGTCGAACTGCTCGGCAATTAAGCCCGATGTGATTTGCCCCTGTAGTCCGCGAATGGTTGCTGTGGTTTTACCGATGTCTGCGTTTAGCCTGACAATCTCGCCGTCAATACTGCGGACGGTCGCCTCTGCCGCTGCCGCTGCACCGACCCGCGCAGTGGTGAAATATGCCGGACCCCCAGCCCCGGCACTGGCGTTCGCTGAGGTTGCCTTTGCTTTAGCTAGTTCAAGTTCGGCAAGCGCGGCCTTGCGTGTTTCAGATGCCTGTTGCTGTTTAGCGAATGCGTCCGAAAGACTCGCTTGGGCAGATGCATAGGTCGATTGCGTGGCGCGAATTGTCGAATTGTGGAGTTGGTCAATTGCCTTGGTTAAATCCTCCGCCGCTTCCTTTTGTTCCTTGGAACCGTCCGCAGCCTTGCTGTGGGCCGACCATAGCGAACCGAGTATGATGGTTGCGCCGAGCAGTGCTGTGCCCCAAGGTCCGGCAAGAAAGCCAATCAGGCCGCCAGCGCCGCCCCTCATTAAACTCAGCGCCTGCACGACCTGACCGCCCTGCTGGGCAAAGATTGTCATGGGGGCTGTGCCAAGCGCGAATTGCTGCGAAACGTCACCGATCTGGTACGAAAGCTGTTGCATCCCGGCGCGCTGCGCCCCCGCAGAAACCGTAACGCCATGCAATGCCGCTGCGGTCTTGGTTGCAGCGCCAGCGACGGAACCGATAGACTTTTCAGCCTTGGCACCCGCCGCTGTAAGGCTGTCGAGTTCACCCACCCCAGACTTAACCTCTGTCGAGTCAATCTTGATTGCAAGTGTGGCGAGATCAACCATTCTTATCCGCCTGTTGCTGCGCCCATGAGGCTAGGTAAGCATTATCGGCACGGCGTATGGCATCAACCTCCCAAGACGCCAGTTTGCGTCCTGTGAGGCTCTGCCAGGAGGCCATGTCGCTGTAGGTGATCCGCATTGGTCCGAAGCCGGTTGATCCCCGGCTGTCGTGCAATTCGGCAAAGTCGGCCCACAGAGCCTCTAGGCCAGCAGGAAGGGGGGCAGCGTTTAGCATTTGCTCCGGCATCCTTCCTGTCTGGCGATAAAGGCTCATCAAGTGTTCTTTGAGCGGCCTGCCATCGACCTCTTGGGGCGCGGCAAGTTCAAACTGGTCTGTCGCGAAGGCTTCAAACCCTTCGATCAGGCAGGCATAAAATTTTCCAGATCGCCTATTGCTTCATCGACCTGTTCGCGAATCCATGTCAGTTCGCCGTAAATCGTCTTGGCATTGGCCACCGTGAAGGGCATGGTCGCGCCCTTATAGGTGACGCCGCGCCAGTCGGTTGTGCATACCGCCAGCAGATCAATCGCGTCGGCTTCGATCTTTTCAATCGTTGGCGTCTCGACTTCCTTGTTGCGGCGGCTGTTAATTGCCTGCTTGCGCAAACGGTCATTTGCCGACTTGCGAACGTGGTCACGAAATACCGTGCTATCCTTGCCCAGCAGATTGACGAATACGCCAATCGGAGCCTTGGTAACGGGGTGCTGCAATTCAAGTTCAAAGCCTTTGTCGGCAGCGGTCGTGGTGTTGAGATCAGCGAGATCAAGCGGGGTCTGCTTGTTCATTTTATATCCTTAATTGTGTGGGGGGCCAAAGCCCCCCGTTTGGTTAAACTGCTTGGCTGTCCTGGATGGTCAGGATGGTTTTATCCCATGCGAGTGCCGCCCCGCCGTCACCGTTCAATTCGGCCACGAAAGGATAGGTCCGCATAATCATCTTCTCGCCATCATCGGGCGCATCGCCAGTGATCTTGACGCGGCCCATTGTGAAGGTAACAAAAGCACTATCGGCCTCGTCCGTATCGGTGATGATGAACACGAAGCTGACCGGCGTTTCGGCATCGTAGAACGCCTGAATGGTGGTGCTGTCGAATAGGCCGGTGAACTGGCCGGAGACTTTGATCTTGCCCCGGTCAATGTCGATGGCATAGTTTGACCCGATGATGGCCTCGCCATGCTTGAGCGAACCGTCAATGGAGAGGGATGCGCCCGTGCTGTTGCCAACTGCCGAGCCATTGACATAAACAACGCCATTGACAGCGGTCAGAACCGATGTGGTGGTTTCGCTGGTGGGCGTGGTAAGAACCTGCGAAGTGCCGCGAGTCCTGCCCAGCCCAAGCCAATCAAAGCCCACCGTGGCGTTGCCGGTCGATGGCAGGCCGATATCAGCCTTGGCAACCTTGGCGTCGGTGAAGGTTTCCGATTTGGATATATCGGAATACCATTCCTCCACGGTGTAGAAGTCATTGGTGTGGGCCGTCAGCGGCGCGGCGCACTTCTTGCCGGTCACGGTGACTGTGCAGGATGCAATCGGGCCCTCCGTAGTCAGGGCCGCGCCGTTAAGCGTGGTCACTGTCAGGGCTGCGGCGGTCAGGCTGATAACCAGGAGGTTGATAGCCACGTTTGCGGCGTCCAGTGAACCGCCGGTCAAGCGGACAACATCGCCCGCCTTGATGCCGCCGGTCAGGAAGTCGCCCGTGCCGCGAGTGACGGTGTAGGGACCCGCGCCCGCGATTGTCAGGGATAGGGTGGTGATGGCTGAAACCGCTGCGAAATCAGCGCGCAGCAGATTGGCGAACAGCAGCGAATAGGTCGAGGCCGAAAGCAGCCCGGCGATCTTGCCGGTTGTCTTGACCTGTCCATAGCCGATGCCGGTATGCTGCTGATGGCTGACGATTTCGTCACTCTCGAACGTATCACGGTCAAGCTGGAACGTGCTGTTATTGCGGCGCAGAATCTGCCCGCCAGAACCGGTCGCAGGAGTGCCGAGGGCGCTCTGCTTTTTGATGATGGTTTGCTTTACAATACCCTGTGCGACGGTCATGCTATTAAACTCCTAGGCGGTATAGTTGGCGAAGAAACGGACGCGAACCGGAACAACGTATCTGTCCGGTTCGACAATGGCGGGTGCTATTTCAGGCGTCCGTTCGATTGTCGTGGTGATGCCCCCGGACGTAAAGGAGCGACCACGGTAGAAAGTGTCGCGTATTAATTCAGCGCGGGCCGCCGCAAGGGCTGGACCGCTGTTGAGCGGATAGGCCAGTGAAACCTGCAGGAAACCGCGATCCGTTGTAAACCGGCCCATTTCTGGATTGTCAGGCTCCGCAAACAACAGGAAAACCCGCTGATATGGTGTGCCGACTACGGCGCTATATGGTGCATTTTCCCAAGCGGTCCCGATTGCCGGTGTCATGGCGGCAAGTGCGACTTCAAGGGCGGAACGAATGGCGGCGGCGCTCATAGTTGGCCAACCGCATCATCTACAATTGTCTGGAACATTGTGGCGGTTAAGCCAACAACCCCTGCGGGTGCCTGCCTCGACCAGCCATTCTCGATCCTGTTCGCATACGGCAGATTATTTGCGATGTAATAAACCTTGCCAGCGGCTTCTTGCGGAACTTCCCCGATGATGCGCGCCACGGTAACGCTGCCGCTAGGGTCCGCTGCATTGATAATACCTGCTGGCAGTCCACTAATCCCAAGCTGCCAGTTTGCACGAAAGCGACCCCCGACATAGCCCTTGGGCGGCGGTGACTGCCAGAAAGCGGCGTCCCCTACCGGCGAACGCTTATCGACTTCCTGTGCAACCCGAATAACTATACTGCCGACCGCATCATTGGCTTTGTCGGCGGTTTTCTCTGCGAACTTCTGCAGGTCCAGGGCGAAGGTCATGCTGCCCCCCTGATCGTGCAGGTGTAAATAATATCGAGGCCAGCGGGTGATAGCGGCGAGACTTCTACCACTGTAAAGACATCGCCGTTGGCGGCGGTAACGCTGTCATCGACCACGGGGGCGGTAAGTGCCGCGCCGCTGCTATTGACGGCAGAGAGTAGCAATTGCCGATCTGTCAGCGGGATGTTGGACCCCGCCATCTTGCGCAGGCCGGTGGCAAAATCGAGAATGACGGCGCGCCCGGTCTGGGTCGTGGTTGTCGTGGATGCCGAACCGGTGGCCGGATCGTATGCGCCGGTGGCAATGCGTGTCAGCGTGACAGCTTGCCCCTTGGCGGTGATAATCCGATTGGCTGAGGTGCGCTGCGCTACGGTCACGACCGCACCAACTGAGCCATTGCAGACGAGCCTTTGAGATAGGGTGCCAGCGCCATATCAATTGCGCGGTAACGGGTGGATTGCGGCGAGGCGGCACTATATTCTGTTTCCAGCGGGCCGACCTTTTCTCGGATAATAGCGCGGTCGAGATCGGGTGCCAGTTCACCGGCGGCTGCCTTTAGTGCAAAATCGGCGCAGGCGTTGGCAATCGTATTCGGGACGCTATCGCTGTCCACAGTGTAGCCATCTACGGTTACGGCGTAGCGCGGCCAGTCAAGGGCTTGCGCTTCGGTGACGCGGTATCCGGTCCAGCGGGCGCGGTATGTCTGCACCATGTAGTCTGTGGCGCGGCGAAGTGCCTGCTCCATTTCGGTGGCGGTAAGGGCTGACCAATTGGTATTACCAAAAGATGCCTGCCGCGTGGATGCGTCGGCAACCGAGATATAGGATTCGGCGGTTGACAGTCCTGCGCCGGTTTCAACTATCAAAGCCATTATGCAGCCCTCCGCAGCGGATAATCTTGCGTCATACCTGCAAGCGGATATACAATCGCAGCGGGTGCTGGATAAGACTGCGCAGAGGTGATCGCATAGACGTTGCCCGAAACGCCGGGATATACCTGCTCAATTCCTGACAGCGGGGCATTGGACCGATATCCGCCCGCTTCGCTGCCAGTCAGAACTAGCGCGCCGATTTCGGCCACCAGCACATATGCAGCCGGGCCGGTGTTGTAGATCAGGGCTGCGTCCGCGCCAGTTAGATTGAACGCGGCGAACGATGCTGCCAGATTGTAGCCAATTGCGAATGCAGCATCTTGACCGGCGAACGAATAGCCCCCGGCTGAGGCTGGCATGGTGCGGGCAGTCAACAGGCCAACAGAACCGCCAGCAAGCGCAACCGGGGCGGTATCGGCAGTGATGGCGTATGACCTGGCAAAGGCGGCATTAGCACCGGTAATGGCATAGGGCGCGGGCAAGGCCGCTATGGCAAAGCCCCGCCCGATTGCTACAGGTGCAGCGGCCAGAACAAACGCCCCTGCGTCAGCCGTTAGCGAATAGGAGACGGCGGCAGGAGTATAGGCCAGCGTCACACTGGAACCCGCAAGAGTAATCGAACCGGAACCGGCGGCAATGCGATAGCCGCGCTTGATAGACGCATTTGCACCAGTCAGGATATAACTTGCCGGACTGGCAATAACCCGGCGATCCGCTTCAAGCGTGACAACAGAACCGGCCAGCGTATAGCCGCCAGCACCCGCTACCATGCGAACGCCCCTGCCGAGCCTAACAGCGGTTCCCGTCAGAGCGTAGCTTACCCCGTCAGCCGTAAACTTGTGGCCAGATTTCAGTGCGGCATTAGCCCCGGTCAGTGAGAAAGCCCCGGCGTCCGCAATGAGTGCATAACCGCTTGGTGCTGGCGCAAGGTAATCGGCCAGCAGGATTGCCCCTGCCTGCCCATCGTCCCATACGTCCGCGCCGCCGCTCAAACTGTTGTCGATCTGCCCCCATAGGTCAGCCATGGGTGATCTTCCCTGTCGCGCGCAGGGTGCCAGTGCTGGTCGTGCTGGTCAGCATCACTGCAAACAGGCAGGAATTATTCGTGATTTCCGGGATGCCCAGGCCAGCCCAGTCTGCGGTCCAGCGGGTATTGGCCAGCGGCATGAACAGCGCGGCGCGATAACGGGTCGCGGTCACACCGAAGTTGCCTGCGGTGCCGGTGGTGGCCGATAAGGTTACGGTGTTGACCTTGCGGATGTATTTGCCGCTATCCGCCGCCGGGATCAGGCCGTTTAGCGGGATCATATGCGAAGCTGGTCGGGTTGCAGCGAGCGATTGCGCCGTCAGGTTGCCGCTGGTGCCATCATTGTAGGTAACATTGACCGTTGCAGTGACCACGGTCGCGCCTGTAGCCGTGTACCATTCCAGCCACCATTGCACATCGCTATAGTTCGCATCACCTTTGCGCGCATCGAGGTCGTCGGTGGCCAGGTTGGCATTGACATCGAGGTTGACGGTCTGCGCTGTAGCAACGGTGCCCGAAAGCCCGCCCTGGTGCATCAGGCGGTCATGAATCTCCAAGGTCATCGAAGCGTTCGACGTAACGCCCTCAAGGATTGTCAGATAGCTAGTCGCTGGCGAAGTCTGCTGGTTGAACTGAATACAGCCCAGCAAGCTATCATTGCAGACCGCCGCAGTCGTCGGAACAGCACCCTGCCCAGGCTGGCCAGTGCCGCGCCAGAACGAACAAAAGCTGTTCGCTGTCTGGCTGGTGATGCTGGCCTTGTCGAAGATCACCCGCGACGAATTGTTCGCCATCGCGTCGATCAGTTGGTCGCGGGTCGCAATGGCCATCGGACTAGGCCAGCGTCAGAATGTTAGCGCCAGCGTCAAAGGTCAATGTCTCGCCATCGGCCAGCGTGATTGAACTTCCGTAATCGTAATATCCAATCAGCGGATCGGCGGGCGATGTTGGCGTGTCATTATAGACATAGACATAGCGGAACGGGCCTGTGGTGCCGCCCGTGCTTGTCAGCACCAGATCATTGACCGTCAGGGCATAAGTGCCAGCGGTTTGTAGGCTGGTGGCCGTAGTCAGGTTGCGCGTGGAAAGGTTCGTGTAAGAAACCTGCGTCACGTTCGCCAGTACGCAAGCTGCAGTGGATGCGGTCGGCGGCGAGCCTTCCGAGCCGGGTGCTGTATTGGACAGCGCGAGCACAAGCTGGCCGGAGCCGAGGTTATGCACCCCTTCTGCAACGTGCTCCGAAAAGCCGTTCAACTTATTGAATGTAGCCATAGGGTCCGCTCCTTAAAAAAGGAAGGCGGGACCGAAGCCCCGCCCCCATTCTATCAGCCAAGCAGAAGGGCGATGTGCTCAGGCTTCACAGCCTTGACGCCCCAGGCCAGTGCGACTTCGTACTGCACCTGACGATACTGCTTATACATCGAGACCTCGAAGCTGAGGCCGGAGCGCGGGTCCGTGATGATCTGACGGTCGGAGGCGCTGTCGCCTTCTTCCGGCAGGGCTGGTGCACGGGTCGCCAGAGCGATGGCCGAGCGGCAGAATGCCATATTGCGGGCAGCAGCCGCGATAACCACAATGGCCTTGGTTGCTGCCGACATGGCAACTCGCAGGCCAGGCTTCGCAATCGTAATCACGCCGCCAGAGACAGCGCCCACACCGGTTTCGACAACATACTTGTTGGTGTCGCCAGCGAAGGTGATAACATCGCCCGCAACAAGCGTACCCGTGCCAACAGCGGCAAGGGTGATTTCAGTTGCACCGACAGCATAACCGGCATTATTCGTGGTGGCAGATGATGCCGTGCCTGCCGTGCTGGTATTGACGGCTGCAGATTCGCGCAGCATCAGGCCAGCCTTGTTGACGATTACGCCCTGATTTTGCATGGTCGTATCACCGGCAATATCATAGCGCGACTGAAGGCCGAGC